CGGCTTGACGGCTACGCTGGCAACCTCGACATGAACCGCTTTGGCGGGAGTGAGCAGGAATGGCTGGCTTGGATCGGTGAAGAAGAAGAGCTTGAACCAGAACCTGAACCAGACGAACCATTGTTCCAAGCACGCGTTTACAGTTGGGCAACGCCTTATGTGAACGTGAGAGCAGAGCCTTCATTGAGCGCAGGCAAAGTCGGCTTCAAATACCCGCTTGCCGTGACCGATGTTATGAGCACCGTGCCTGACTGGTACGAAGTGCCCGAAGGCTGGATGATGTCTCGCTTCTTAGAACGGCTTGACTATGACCCGCCTGCCACGATGCTGGCAATCAAGCCGCTCTCACAAAGAGACACGCGCTGGGCTTCTCACAAACTCGGTTATTCCTATTACACGATAGGCGGTTACGGATGCCTTATCACCGCAATCTCGATGATACTCAACTGGTACGGCAAGTCAACAGACCCTGCTCAACTCAATGACGCTCTGGTTAGGGTGGGTGGCTTCACAGGCGCTAACCTTTACTGGAACGCAATCGCGCAAGTTCAGCCGGACGTGTATCTGGCAAAGTCTATCGATTGTTATTACATCCCCGCGCCCTTGCACGAAATAGACGCTCTGCTTGCGGATGACGTTCCGGTGTTGGTACACGTGGACTTCAATCTTTCTACACCGGCAGTTGAGCAGCACTGGGTTTTAATCGTCGGCAAGTCAGGTGGCGATTACATCATGAATGACCCGTGGACTGGTGAGCAAGGCTCATTCACAGCGAGGTACGGCGACCCTGCACGCTGGATTTTCCGCATCAGGGCGTATCGGAGGTTGAATGGCTAATTGGGCTAAGTTACAAGAAAACTTGACAGGCTTGCCAGTTGTAAAGCGGGCGCGTCACGGCATCCACTTCGACAAGGGCAACGGCGAGATTGTCGCCAACTTTTCAGGCAAGCCCTGTCACTATGAAGAGAAAGGCGTCTGGAAGCCAATTGACACGAAGTTGCTGTTACTACCGGACGGATTCTATGGCAGCCCACACTCGGACGTGAAAATCCACAAAGACGGGCGCGTCAAGGCTGGTGGTTATCAGCAGAAGTCAGCACTTGTTGATGCCAAAGAAGGCGTGGTTGATGGTGACAAGATTGTACGGGAGTTCAAGTTTGGCACTCAGTACCTGTATATGAAAGAGGACGGGTTCAGGCAGGAAACGGTTATTACCAGACCGCCTACAACAGCAGAGGCTAAATACCTTATCGCTTCTGAGTCTGGAGAATTACCGAGTAAGTACAAGCGGAGCGACATTACCGCCGTTGATGCAGATGGGGCAGTTCATGAGTTCGTCAACTTGGGGCAATTCAAAAAGTGGCTGGACGCGGCGGCTTACCCTGTCACGATTGACCCTGATTTTAGTGGGACATCGGACGGCGGGGATGTTTATATTGGCCACGACACAAGAAATTATGGTGCGGCGATTTCGATTAATGTGTTGAATTTTCCGTTTTTATGCAGGTTTATCTTATCGTCAATAAGCAGTGCCGCAACGTGCACAGCAGCTACATTGGCATATACGCTGGTACAGGTTACAGACAATTCAAGAACCAGCGCGTTTAATATTTACGAAGTCAAAGATGCTAATGGCGACTGGATAGAAGGTACAAGCAATAACGCAACGGCGAAAGAGGGCGAGCCAACAAAAACGGCGAAAGAAGCGGATGGCGCAGGTGGCGTAAAAACGGCATGGGCTGGTGGGGGCAAGTTCAGTGCCACACCAGGAATAGACTTCGAAAGCACGTCATTGGCAACACAAATTACGCTTGACACTGGCGATCCGGTTGAAACAGTATATACGTTTACGTTTAATGCGGCTGGAATTAGCAAATTGGAAAGCTGGTTTGGTGATGCAACTAATAATGGGTTTGCGGTGTTATCCGAGACATCCGTGCCAATGTATATGGGAACAGCAGAACACCCAACCGAATCCTACCGCCCCGTCCTATCCGTCACCTACACCGCTGGTTCTACTGGCGTTCCAAAACACTTCCTACATTATGCAAGGCTAAGGAGTAACTAATGAATCTACTCAAACAATCCACAGCGGCAACTATCAAACTCGGACCGTTTATTGATGATACGGATGGCAAGACCGCTGAAACTTCGCTCACAATCTCGCAAGCCGACATTCGCCTGAGCAAGAACGGGGGTGACTTTGCGCAAACGAACAACGCTACAGGCGCAACGCACGATGAGTTAGGCTATTACAACGTGCCTCTGGATACCACCGACACGAACACGCTCGGCAGGTTGAAGGTGATGGTGCACGAAAGCGGGGCGTTACCTGTTTGGGCTGAATATCTGGTTGTAACGGCTAACGTGTATGACACGCTCTGCTCAACTGACAAACTCGAAGTGGAACTGGCAACTGGTCACGGCTTGGCGACAGCAACCGCACTCCAAACAGTGGATGATAACGTTGACGCAATTCTGGTTGACACAGGTACAACGCTTGACAAAAAAGTCAGTGCGTTCATTGACCCTGATGCCTACATGGTTAGTGGGTCGGGGCAAGAAGAGTTGGACGGGATTTTTAGACGTGTTGATGATTATGTTTACTACAATCAAGCTGACTACTTTCTGGAACGCGATTCTGGCGCATGGAGAATATATAGCCCAGCACCTGAGGGCTTTCCTGACACTGTCTTTTACACAGCCACGAGTGACGCTGAAACACCCGACCGTGTGGATAATTGGGAATTGGGGCAATATGGCACGTTGCCGTTGCCAGAAATCGGGTTTGTGAGTGCCGTGCGCCTCGCTGGCGAGCAGGGCAGAACGACTTGGAAGCAAGTCAAGATTGTTGACGATGTTGAAGAAAATGGCGCATTGGTTATTCAAAACAATGGCGAGAATGGAGCCGGCATAAGCACCTTTGGCAAATTTGCTGGCATGGTGAATTGTGGCGATGAATACGGGCAGCTAAACATGTCCGAAGAGGGCTCTACCCCAGTATCAGGCTACGACCCCGCAATCGTGACCGCAATCGAAGCGTTGGTAAACGCAATCAAAGGCGCAGGCTGGACGAATGAAACGCTCAAGGCTATCATGGAAGCCATTGGTGATATTGATGGTGGCGGCGGTGGACTTGACGCTGAAGGCGTTAGAGACGCTATCGGACTGGCTGCGGCAAACTTGGATACGCAACTCAGTGGTATTCACAGTAAAACCACGAATTTGCCCGCAAGTCCGGCGGCAACTGGCGACGCGATGACTTTGACGGCTGCTTATGACAACGCGAAAGATGATGTACTCACTCCGCTTGCGACTGTTGACACAGTGGTTGATGGAATCGCTACAACGCTTGCAAATCCTGATAATTTCAAGGCTGACGTGAGCGCGTTGGCACTTGAATCCACCCTAACAGCGATGAAGGGCGCGGGCTGGACGAATGAAACCTTAGTAATGCTCAAAGCCTATGTGGACGAAATCGAAACACGCCTTACTGCCACAAGAGCGGGTTATTTAGATAAGTTGAATGTGACAGGCACTTTAGCTCATTCAGATGCTGCAGCGGCTTATAAGGCTGATGTTTCAGGACTTGCACCTGCTAATGAATATGATGCACAATTGTCCGCCATTCAAGCAGATTTGGATAATCCCGACCAGTACAAGGCGGATGTGAGTGCGTTGGCGAAAGCAACCGACCTGCAAGATGTAGAAAATAAGGTTGATTTAATTGATGTAACCACAGTCGCAAATGGCGGAAAGATTGACGCAGTTGATACTAAGGTAAGTGCAATTGACACCGACACGATAATGAGCTTCATGATTGACGGGTTCACCTTTGAACAGATAGTGCAGATTATGGCTTCAGTTTTGGCAGGTAAACTCACCCGTTCTGGTGATACCTTGACCTTCAGGGACTTAGCAGACACAGTGAATAGAGTGGTCGCTGAAACTGACGAAAATAAACAGAGAACAGGGATAACCTACACGGTGTAATATGGACTTTTGGGCTGACACTTATTGGGCTGACACTTACTGGACAGATACCTACTGGTCGAAATATTACCTGTTGATATTTACAACGCCTGATTGCCGAATATTGTTTATCCAAGCAGAAAACAGGATAATGGACATTGCAAAAGAAGACCGTTTCTTAGCTATCCCATTTGAAGACCGATTTATGGCAATTCCAAAATGCCAAGACGGAGGAGGATCGTAATGATAAAAGACCCTAATGCAAAACTTGACTTCGGTTTCAATTGGCGACCAGATGGGAAAGAATGGCTTGAAGAAGATGAAACAATTACAAGTTACGTTATCACCGTTCCGACAGGTATCGTCAAAGAGAGCGACAGCGAAAGCGATGGCGTGGTGACTGTTTGGCTATCAGGCGGCACGGTTGGACAGAATTATAAGATTGAGTGCGAAATCACCACCTCAAAGGACAGGACTGACGAGCGTTCCACCTGGATCAAGGTGGTCGAGCGGTGAGTGAAATAGCATCGCCTATGCAATATTGGATTCACCATCATCAGCATAAGGGAAAGCCTATTGAGGATGCTTTAATTGATCAGGGTTGGGTTTACAGTCAAGCACCAGATGTTGCTTTATTTGATATTGCGAGAGCGGTAAGCTGATATGACGCTTACAGCGTTTGAGCAATCTATACTCAATATTCGGGGCGATTATTCACGCGAAATGCGGCGACTTTTCGCCCTCGATATATCTGAAAACAATGCCAAAAAACAGATAACCGGAATGAAACGGTTGCTTGATAAAAAGGCGCAATTAGAAGGCAAAGAAACAACGCAAAAAACGGTTAGTTATAATCCGGATAAAACGCAAACTGTAAAGCAGGATATCTATCTTACTGAAAACGAAGCCGCAAGCCCAACACTAATTATGCAGAAGTGCGGTTTTGACCCGCTTTTGTGGGAAGTAATAAGCTGCAAGCTGATAAGCGGATCGTGGGATGTTACTATTAAAAATAACGATGGTGAGGGCATTCTCCACACTAATAGGAAGTACTCGGTCACGCTTACAGTAAAGCCACTCGGTAGTAAACTGACAATGCCGCAAGTGTTAGAAGCTTTTCAAGATTTACCACCTGCAAAGGTTGTAAAGTACAATCGGGAAAAAGGCAATGCGCTCCTGGAATTGCCGATCATGGATTTTCATCTTGGCAAACTCGCTTGGAGTGAAGAAACAGGTCAAGATGATTACGATCTGAAAATCGCTGAAAGTTTATGGCGAGAAACGGTTGTAGACTTATTGAGTAAAAGTGTTCGTGTTTGCAAGCCGGAATACATTTTATTCCCTATCGGGCAGGATTTTTTTCACTTTGACACGCCTCGTACAACTACGACAAACGGTACTCAACTCGATAGTGATACCCGTTGGCAAAAAATGTTCACTTGCGGCATAACCTTACTAATCTGGGCTATTGAGCAATGTAGGGCAATTGCGCCAGTAAAAGTAATTTGGATTCCGGGAAATCATGATGCTATGTTAAGCTACGCTGCCACAGTGGGCATTTATCAACGCTATATCGAGTGTAAGGATGTTGACGTTGATTTATCGCCTACAAAGCGCAAGTATCACCGCTATGGAAAAAATCTTATTGGCTATGCCATGGCGAGGAATGAAGGCAAGCGCATTGAAGGACTGATGCAAGTTGAAGCACCTGATGACTGGGGAAAGACATTATGGCGGGAATTCCATTTAGGGCACTTACATTCCGAGAGCAGTTACTCGAAAGGCGGCGTGGTATTCCGGCGTATATCGAGTATCACCTCTGCTGATGCATGGCACGCTGAAATGGGCTTTTTGGGTGCAACAAGGCAAGCGCAGGCTTTCGTTTGGGACGCTGAAAAAGGGCTGCAAGCGATTTTGAATAGTAATGTGAGGGCTAACCATGACCGTTAAATTACACTTAGGCGATTGCTTGGAAGTCATGCGCTCTATGCCTGATAAAAGCGTGGACGCGGTGATTACTGACCCGCCATTGGAGTTTTGCTAACCATGCATTTATAACCGCAAATGGGCGTTTTTGCACTTATAACCGCAATTGCGGATTAGCAGAACCGTCATGCCGGATTAGCAGGAGTTGACAAAACTTTCGATTTTGCGGAGTTTTATCAGAAAGTTGATGTTTGAAATTAGAACCCATAATTAGGTTTAACCTAACGTGTGGTTTATGTTTGATAAAGGGAAGTCAACAAAATTTGTACGATTAGCGATATATTATGCTATATAAACCGCAAAAACACGTCCGTAAAAGTGCAGTGAGAGCGCAAAAGATCGTATGAGAAAGTGCGCAACTGGAAGTGTTGCAAAATATGCAACAGTTGAAAAAGTGCGCCAACAATACACAATTGTTTCATTTTGTGTACGGATAGGATAGAAAAAACTACCCTTTGAGGTGTTATAATGAGTTTGGCATGAATGCGAAGCAGGTATCTACAAGCTATGGCACAAGCCCTCACAATAACAGTGGGGGTTTTGTGCTATACTTGCATTAACAGAAGCCGTACCGCCTCTCGAAGAAGCGAATCAGTGCGGCTCATTTTTTTGTGCTATACTTGAATTAACAGAACCCGACACGCCTCTCGTAGAAGCGGACCAAGTCGGGTCATTTTTTTAATCATGTATAATTAGCACCAAAAAGGAGCAGTATGACGATTCCAACAATTGAACAATTAACAGAGATGTACGACAATTTCTTCACTGCTGATAGTGGCAAGTGGGCTTTCGATGAGCGCAACCGAGTTGCCTATGAAGCGGTGATGACTTTCATGCCAGAACCGATGGAGATACTTGACATCGGCTGCGGTAACGGGCACACCCTACATTACTTCCAGAAACGAAAAAACAAGGCAAAATTGTACGGGATGGATATATCAGGGGTTGCTGTGGGTATTGCACAGGAAAAGCTCCCAGATGCCGAATTTTTCGTTACGGACTTGCTTGCGCATACAGGGCGCAAAAAGTTTGAAGCGATTATTGTTTTGGGGAGCATGCAACTTCTACTTGACCCAGACGCGGGCTTGCAGAAAATCAAAAATCTATTGAAAAAAGACGGCATTGTTTATGTGGAGTTGCCGGACAATTTAAGCTATTCAAAAGGCAAACATGAATACAGGCGACTGCGGATTGGCAGCAAGCAGTATGAGTGGCATTTAACCCGTGAGGAATGGGAGGCGAAATTCCTTCAAGCGGGATTTGTGATTAAGAAACGCTATGCCAACACCAGACCACAATGGCGATTTGGTTGGATACTGGAATAATGCGATTCTGGATTTACCACCATCAGCATAAGGGCAAGCCGTTCCAAAAGGCGTTGAAAGAGATGGGCTGGGAGTACAGTCGGTATCCGCAGATTGTGTTATTTGACACGATGCGCCCCCAGAAGATATTTGATTTATATTCCAAAATGGGATCGGTGTTCGTGCTTTATCCACACACTGCTATGGCGACTTGGTGGTATGACGGGTTGATTGAGATGAGACCGGAAATATCCGCTATGCTTTGCATTGGTGAAGGGCAAGCAGAGGTACAGCGGATTATTTTGCCTGATATGCCTGTTTATCCGGTAGGCTGGAGCTATTGCAAACAGCGACCGTTGGTATTGCCAAAAGAGGTGAAGCGAATTACTTTTGCGCCGATTCACCCTGCTGGGAGAGATGGAAAAACCTTGCGCCCTGAAGCGAAAGATATTAACGCAAGGGTGTACGCTGATTTGCTGAAACTTACCTCTGATGTTCAGGTGATTGTACGGATGATTGGCACGCTTGAAGGCAACGGGCTTTGGTATAACTCAAAAGTGGTTGTTAAAAATGGCAAACCGGATGGCAGTTATGACGAAATAGACGTAGCCGATTTGGTTATTGCAGAGGGGATGTATATGTATCTGGCGGTGGCAAGAGGCAAGCCCGTTATCGCGATGAACCAGTATGTACCCATGCGCTCGAATGTTAATGAAATAATGCCTGCTAACTGGGAGCGGTATAACCATTTGCAAGCGTACCCGATTGACTATGATGATGGTGGTGGTATAATTGAAAACATAGACAGGGCGATAAGCGAAAATGAGGCGGTGAACGTATGGAAATCACGCTTTATTGGTGCGCAACTCGAAGCAAAGACACTCTCGGAAACGTTGGAGAAAATATATGCAGACCACAGTCAACACGAAGAACGCCCTGCTCTGGAATCAGATTCGTAAGGAAAAGTCACTTGAAAAGGCGGTTGGGATGATAGCCGATGTCACCGAAACCGCAATTAATGAAAGTGTCGCTGACCGCTGCGAAATCCGCGATTTGGTAAAGCAATCACGGTTAGAATCGCATGAAGAATATATTGAACTGTCAAAACTGTTGAAAGGGAACGGGAATCCCAGTAAGAGCATTATCGCAAGGTTAGAAAGGATCGAAGAAAATTCACTAAAATCAAAAGCAAATATTGATAAGGCGATGTGGATCGTAGTCAGTGCCTTTTTGGGCAATCTCGCACTCGCAATCATTAAACTCATAGCAGGAGGCTAATATGTTGGAAGATATTTTGTTGTTACTCGCCGGACTAACTGGTCTTGGCGGGCTGGTAAGTGTTATTGTTAATCTGCTGAAAGCAGTCGGGGTCGTGAAAGACGGAACAAGCGAAACGTGGTTCCAGATTCTGAACCTTGCCGCCTTTATTGGCGTGGCAGTGATCTATTTTGTGCAGGTGAATATTGATTGGGGTCAGCTGGATCAGTGGCTGATTCTCTTATCGACACTGCTCGGTTATGTGTTACAGATTTTGGGCGGCAAGCTCACTTATAAGGCGATAGGCGGCAAAGCTCCACTAATCGGATATAGTTTCAGCGATTCCGAATAATTAGAAACAGCGCCGTATTGCTCCACAGCCCCTCGAACCCCGGGGGGCTATTTCTTATCCCCGATATACTCAATGATTGAGTACGAATATTGGGCAAAATCGCACCAATATTGACCAATTGTCAGATTGCCTCTTGACAAATGTAAAGAAAGCGTCTATACTATAATCATCAAAGGATAAAGGAGAAAAAAATGAAACTCATCAACGAAGCCACAGGAATGGAAATCGAAGAAATCATAGACGACCGTTTGTTTTTTGGCCATGTTTACTTCAAACTCGGACACGAACGACAGATTGGAAAAAACTGGGAAGAAATTGAAGTCCATAGCATAGTCAGAATAATCGCCAAAGATATCGAAACGCTTGAAGCTTTAGCAGACGGTAGAGCGAGAAAACTTGCCAATCGTCACCAGTGCGAGGTGCGCTGGAATTATTACTACTCAAATCAAGGGCATTACATTCAGCCCGGCAACTGATAATCAAAATCCGGGTTGCGCATGGTACACGCAAAGAAAGGAATTGAGATGAAGGCGATAGACTTTGGAATCGCACTCATAAAACAAAATCGAGCAAGTGTGGAGCAAATCGTTATGCAATTCGGGTACGAAGAGCGCAAAAAGGCGGTGGCAGTAATCGACAGGTCGTTGAAGTTTCTCGATCGCAATACCGAAATGCTTTACCCTTTTGAATACCCCGCTGAACTTCAAGAGGGGCTTGAAATCGACATGCCTCTCCCCAAATTTGCAACTTCAGACTACGATTTGTTTGTGCAAGGGTTGAGATGAAGGCAATTAGCTCCACAAAAGCCAAAAAGATATTACAAAGAATTGGCATGGAACAAGACGATGATATCCGCACTTTCTATGCAACTAATAAGCAAGAACAATCGGTTTGGAAGTTTGACAGCAAAAAAAGGCGAGACGCTTTTGTCGCCAAAGCAAATAAAGGAGATAAGCCATGCTGACCCTCTACGAAGCAATTATCATAATTGGAGCTTTTATTGCGGGCTACATCGCCTGCAAACTAAATAACGAAAGGAACTAACATGAACAACAACAAAATCGAATTGTCAAAGACCATCACCAAGAGGATCTCAGGGATTCAATTTACAGGTGATAACCACATTGAAATCATGCGCTGGTTGGGAGAAAAAGCAAGCGTTATGTATAACTACTATCCCGATTCGTCAATATCGGCTGAGGTTTATATTCCAGAAAGTAAATCTTGGCATAATGTTAAGGTTGGAGACTGGATTATCGCCACTGGCGACAGCTTCCCTGCTTCAGTATTAGCTGATAAAGCGGTGCAAGCTCTTTTTGACGAGGGCTGGGTAGAAGCACCAGTTTCTTGACGGCAGTAAAGAATTCGGATATACTAATAACAGAAAGGAGATACCATTGAAAAAAAAGCTATTCAACTTCAAAATCGACCCGAAAACTGAATCAATGCTACGGGCAATTAGTAAGCAAAAAGCGCAACCGATGTCAGTCGTTATCCGTGAAGCGATCCGGCAGTATTATTTACGGGAATTGCGAGCGGAATAAAAGTTGAAGCCGCCCTGAAAGGAATAAAAGGGCGGCTTCACATCAAAGAGTTTGGAGACTGTGATGTACCGAGATTATAGTAGACTCCAAAATGAAAGTCAAAAATAAGAAAGGAATGAAATGAAAAAAAGCGAAAGCATTGAAAACCTGACCCAGAGCCTGATCAAGTTTCAGGCATTGGCAAAGCCGGTGGCGTTTGACGCACAGAATCCTTATTACAACTCGAAGTACGCCAGTCTGGGAGCAGTTATCGACACGATTAAGTCGGTTGCCCCTGATGTCGGACTGGCATGGACGCAGATGCCAATATCGGAGGATGGCGGGATCGGCGTTGAAACCACTATACTTCACGAATCCGGCGAGTACATAAGCGAACGGATTTTAGTCACGCTCCCCAGTGAATTTGCAGAAAACTCAAAAGGGCAAATGAAGCAAGCAAACCTTATTCAGGAAGCGGGCAAGTACATTTCGTACCTGCGCCGCTATGCACTGGCAAGCGCATTCGGATTGTACGCAGACGAAGATACTGACGGCAATGCAGTTACGCAGTCACCGCCCAAACAAAGGCAAGCACCACAAGCCGAACCCGCTCCAAAGGGCACGCCAAGAGGTGGCAAGGAATCCCGCCCGTACAAGCCGGAGCAGCTGCGGCAAGCGTTGCTCAAGATGGCAGAGCGGTCACAGCCGGCAAGCAAAGAGGATGTGCAAACGTTGGTGGGCGTGTTGAACCAGTGGGCTGATAGCGATGAAGCGCTCCGTCACAAAGTGCAGAACTCCCTGTTCGGATCAGAAACAATCAAAGGCGTTAGCCCACAGATGATTTCAGCGGCGCTGGCATGGTTAAAACCAGCATGGGATTCACAATCGAAGTTTTACCTACTGGCTGAACACGCTGAAACCGAATTGGATATGCTCTATGACGAATTATCGTAAGGTGGACAGCAGGATGATAATCAGAGTAGCCAAAAGGGATAGTTATACTGTGATGTCAAACCACGCCCTGCGAAACGCGGCATTATCGTTCAAGGCAAGGGGAATACTCGCAACTCTGCTATCCATGCCAGATGATTGGCAGGTATACGTTCAGGATTTAGAAAACAGAGCCACCGATGGTAGAACTGCAATCTCCAGTGGAATAAAAGAGTTGGAGAACGAAGGCTACATCAGGCGTGAGCAGATGCGGGATGAGAAAGGTAATTTTGCGGGCTATCAATACATGGTTTACGAAATGCCCGCAAATGAAATATCCGTAAGCAGAAAACCCGTAAACGGAAAACCCGATTACGGGAAATCCGATTACGGAAAACCTGCAACTACTAATTACTTACTTAACAAAGAACTGAACGAACCAATTACTGAATTAACTAAAGATACACCTGCTCCTAAAGTCGCAGGTGGTAACGAGCATAAGGAAATGGTAATCGCTTTAGAAAAGCTGACTGGGATGGACATGAAAATCAAGTCCAACGCCGGACAGATTGTTCGAGCGGCAAAGGAATTACGCGAAGCCGGATATTCGTTCCAGAACGTGAACGAATTCGGTAAGCGTTGGCAAAGTGACTGGCGGTATAAGCAGGACAATAAACCGCCATCACTGAACGTGATTAAAAAAGAGATTGGGATCGTCCGTGCAGCACCGGAAACGCAAACGGATAAATTCAGAAAAATATATAAGGAGACGAAAGAATGTACCAAAACATCGAATTGATTGGCAGGCTGGGCAGAGACCCAGAAAATCGGTACGCCCCTGACGGAACAGCGGTGACGAACTTCGACATTGCGGTTGACGGAGGCAAAGATAAAACCGTGTGGGTGCGTATCACTGCATGGGATAAGCTGGCGGAAACGTGTGGAAGTTTTTTGCACAAAGGCAGTGTTGTTCATGTTACCGGCTCATTCGCACCTGACAAGGCGACTGGCAACCCGCGTGTATTCCAACGCAAGGATGGAACGTGGAGCGCGGTGTTTGAAGTTTTGGCAAGGCGCGTTACCTTTTTGTCGCCGAAGAGCGAGGGAGCACAAGCGCAGGATTATTCGGATTTGTTTTAGAGAAAGGAGACTGAGATGGACAAATATATGTTAGGGGAAATAGCCGCAAAGTACAGGACTCTTTACCAAAACGCAAAAAAACTAATCGCAGCAGCAGAACTTGAGTGGTGTCCTAATTGTAAAGGCAAGGGTGTAATTGACCCGATCGAGAACACGCCTTACAAGTGCGATATGTGTGATGGGCGTGGTTGGATTAGTGGTTTTATACCAAGAAAAAATTGAGCGGGTTTCCCTCTCCTTTACCGCAGCCTGCTGGCCGGCGTTGTAGACCAGCAATAGAAAGGATTGAGATGGACATTTACGAAAAGATTGAAAAATATTCAGACATCGGGTTCGGAATTGACCTGATTCATCAAGAAAAACAGGCACTAATTGACGAAGTTTTGACACCAGAAATCAAAGAAAAACTGGCAGAAATTGACGCGGAATTTGAACCAAAAGTTGACACACTTTCGCAACAAAAATCAATGCTCGAAGCCGACATCAAGCAGGAAGTTTTATCCGCTGGTCGCACGGTCAAAGGAACTTACCACAGCTTCGTATGGTCCAAGCCACGTGTCAGTTGGGATACCAAAGCGTTAGACGGTTATGCGTTAGCGCACCCTGAAATCCAACAGTTCAGAACGGAAGGCAATCCAAGTGTAAGCGTGAGGAAAGCATGAAGGAGGATGATATGAGTGAGAAATTTAAGAAAGCCTTGAGAATTGCGGTCAATGATGGTTAGTTTGGAGGCACAGGATTTGGCATACGAATTCGCCAGTGCGTATACACGATACATGCGAATACTCGATGAAGAACCTGATTTGTTCAAGCAGTGCGAAAAAAAGGACGCGGCATTTGAAGTATATCAGCAACGCCGCAAAACCCTCTTCAATTACATCGCCGATTTGGAAGCGAAAGCAGGTGTGGAATGAATCCTGACCCCTCACCTCTTACGTGTTGTTGCCTTGTTTTTGCGGGCGTGTTGCTTGCCCTGATTGTGTTGGGTGTGTTTGTTGGTTTAGTTTGTGGAATGTGAAAGGAGTTGAGATGAAAGCTGAGGAACTAAGAGAAGTATTACGCAAGCACAAGTTGTGGCTGAACGGAGAAGAAAAAGAAGGCGCGCGTGCCGACCTGAGCGGTGCCAGCCTGAGCAACGCCGACCTGAGCAACGCCGACCTGAGCGGTGCCAACCTGAACGATGCCGACCTGAGCAACGCCGACCTGAGAGGCGCTGACTTGAGAGGCGCTGACTTGATTAGTGCCGACTTGATTAGTGCCGACTTG